CAGGTGTTAATACTGATGTTATACTTGAAGCTAAATTTGCTATTGACTTGATCAAATTCATAATTGAAGTTCTAAACTCTTCACTATTGATAAATAATGTCGCAAATAGCGTTGCAATTGTTCCTATTATTACCAATGATTTTGGCAACAATTTTATAAATTGTCCTAACATTTGCCCTGGTTTTGATATTGCAGAAAATACTTTTGATTTTGATAAAGCTGAAAATATTCCAACTTTTGCAGGCTTTTCAACAACGCCACTAAATGCTGTAAAAATATCTTTTACTTTTTTAATATTCTTCAAATTAGGCATATCAGTTTTACCAGTTATTGAGGACATTACTTTTTTCAAATTTTCAGGAAGCCCTTTAAAAAATTTAAATATTCCAACACCTTTTTTAAATGTTATAATTGAAATTAAACTTGTAAATGTAACTTTTAAAACATTTAACATTCCAGCTAAACGATTAATCGCACCTGAAGTCTTTTCAATTTCGCCATTTTCTTTTCTTGTGTATCCTAACCAATTAAGTATATTGTCGGCTACCTTTTGTGAACCATTGCTTACTTTTTGAATTAATTCTTCATATTCGCCAATTTTACTTGTCAAGAAAGAATAATCATTTACGGCTGTTTTAGTGTTAGAACTTGTGCTAGATAAAATGTTTAATTTATCAAAGCCTAATAAACTTCTCTTTAATTCGGTTACGGCATCAGTGGCTTCTTCGGCACTTTCAGTAACTCCACCTATTAAACCACCACTTGCATTTTTAGTAAAATCTTGATATTCATAACCTTTTATTTTATTTAAATAATTTAAGAAATCTCTTAATGCTATTGTCGCACCAAGTACTTTTTCTGAAAGGTTTCCAACTGAACCCAAAAACAATCTACCAAACAAAGTAAGTATTTCTTTGGTTGTTTCTTGAATTTGTTTTAAAATGTTGGCTGTATTGCTTAAAGTCTTTTCAAAATCGCCAACCGCACCAGTTCGTTGCATTTGTTTTTGTAAAGCAATTATTCTTAATAAACGTTTTTCGTTTTGATCTAATTGCCTCATCGTTTTTGTGCCACCAATTTCTTTGTAAATGTTATACAAAGAGGTTTCACTAACATCATAACCCGCAACAGTACGTATTGTTCTAATTTGACCACTTAACACTTGTTGAAATTGTTCCATTGATTTTTGGATTGGAACATTAAACAGTGAACCATAGTCAATCGCCATTCGTGTGATTGTTTCACTTAATTTGTAAGTAACATCGCTTGATAAACCACCCAAGCTATCTAACATGTTTTTAAATGTTGATTGATAGTTCATTATACTTTCAGTCGATAAGTTGAAAGCACGTGTTATATTGCCAACAAACTTTAATGACTTTGAGTATTGGTCGCCCATTGAAACTTGGAACTTATTTAAAGTTTCTTCAAAGTTTACAGCATAATCAACCGCATTTGAAAGTTGTGAGGTAAATCTTTTAGTATAATTATATATAGCGTATATTTTACCTACATTAAATATTTTACTTTTAGTAAGGCTATCAAAAATGTTTTGTGTTTGATTAGCCGTGCCATTGATTTGTTGTAATTTTGCTTGTGCCGTTTTTAAACTTGCACTTGCCTTTTCTATACTTGAAGTGCTTACTTTTTGTTTGTTTAAAACTTTGATTGCATCTGTAAATGCCTTGCAAGCACTTTCTGATTTTCTTAATTCACTTGTAAATGGTTGAATCGCTTTTGTTAAACCCTCAAACTTTTTGCCTGTTTGGTCTAAATCTACGTTTGACTTCGCAACTTTTTTCATTGCGTTGTTTAAATAGTTTAGTGCTGTGGTTAGCCCTTTAAGCGATTGTATCGAACCATTTGCATCTTTTACTTGTGTATTAACTACTAAATTGCCTAATGTGTAATCAACTGGCATTTTGTTGTTTTCTCCTTTCTTCGGCTATTTTTTTAATACTATATAACTTATTATTATTTTCAGTATTATCAATAGTATTAATATAACCTTTTGGCTTATTATTTTCTTCGTTGAAAGGATTGTAAACATCTTTGGAATGATATTCATATGGCTTTGGTGTTTTCTTTGGGTCTCTCATAGCATTGGCTAAAGCTGTTACTTGTGCATCATAATTATACAAACCTTGCAAATATGCTTGTTTGTGTAATCGATTGTAATACGCTTTTTGATATGCTAAAAATAAATCCTCATCTTCATCCCAATACTCATGTGGTGTCATTCCATATTCTAAAGCTAGTGGTAATTCTTCGCAAAAATAAAAATGCTCCAAATCACCACCATACTTGTCGTTTAAAATGTTTAAATTTCGATTGAATCGTATTGAATTGGTGTCGCTGGTTGTTCTACTTCTTCCTTCTTCTCCAATTCTTCTTTCTTCTTCATTTCCTCTAGGTAAGGATGAACTTTGATTGTTTCCCCACCTGCTTGAGTAAAAACCCAACTAATGATTGCTGTTTCTAATTCTATTACTTGCTCAAACCCATAAATTTCTTCATTATAGTCTAATATATCTTCAAATTTCTCGTGGTCTACACTTGAAACAGTTTGAAGTATTGTATAAAGTAATTCATCAGTTAATTCAATCTTTTTCTCATCACTAGCTTTTTCAATTTCGCTTGCATTTTTAACTAGATTAATTTTTTCTCTTCTAGTTAATCTGCGAAATTCGTATTTATTTCCTTCTCTATCTTCAATGTATGGTCTCATTTTTATATTCCTTTCAAATTATTTTTTTAAGCACCAACAACCAAAACTTTTATTCTTCTTTGGTTAGATGCATAATTATCCTTCTTTGCTACAATAGTAACAATAGCACTACCAGCTGTTGCTGAAGAACTTGCTTTAATTGTTATGCTTTTGCTACCTTTTTCAATCAAAACATCAGTATTATTGCTTGAAACATCCAAAGTTGCATCGCTTGGATCAGTTAAAAAGTTTATAGCAATGCCTGTTGTATTTGTTGATAAAAGTTCAATACTAGCAGGAATAGGTGATAAAATTGAAACAGTATCTTGGAAACTATCATATAAGTCTTCAGTAATGTATTCGTTTGCGTTTGTTACAGCAATTGATAATACGATTGTTTTAATATCTGAAGTTCCAACATCTGCTAAATGGTATCTAGGTTTACCTGTAAATTCTTGACCAGAAAAATCATCTAAATCAATATACGCAAAATTAACTTCTAAATCGTTGATATTATCGCATATAGCAATATAGTCAAGATTATAAGGCAAATTAATTTCAATTGTTTCAGTACTATTTTTACCCATTACATTTGTAACGTTTCTATTAGTAGTTGAAGAGTATTCAATTGTATCTGGTGTACCAAAAACCGCTGGTAAACTTTCTACTGGTGCTAAAATATGATATTTTGTTTCGCTTGATAATCTATAACATAACGCTGTGCCTAAACCAGCACGAACATTATGCTCTTTAAATTCTCTAAAACTTCTGCCCATTTGTTTTCTCCTTTTAAATTTTTAATACAACTTACTTCTACTTGGTATATAGTTAGTTGTAAATCTTAAGTTCGCTTGATAACTATCTTTTAGAGGGCTATCAAATTGTGGCATAATTGCTATTACACCACCATTCATATGATAATGTCCTTGCATTACCTCAATTACCAAAATTGCTAATTCTCTAACAATTTGTTCACTATTATTGTTTTTATTACAATATATGTTTATATCATAATTAAGTGTTCTTGTAGTATTATCATATGTTGTGCTTTGTGTTTGTAATTTATTTATTGGTTCGCTAAATATTACACATGGTGTTTCTTGTGAAATTTTGTTTTTCAAAACCTCAACTTTCTTGCTCCCAACGTGATTATTATTGTATGTACTCTCTACATAGTCTTTCAATACCTCGTAAATTTCATTATAAGGCTCAAAAACCGTGCTATTTTCAACTTTTGTGTTTAACATATACTTTTATCACTCCTATTCAACTTAAACCAATAATTTGCCTATAAATACGCTCGTAAATTTTTGCAAATTCTCCATTTGAATAATAATCAAAAAATGCATCCCACAAGAATGATTTACCCTCATAACCTGTAAAACCTTTAACTAGGTAACCATCTTTTTCATTGTACCAATTCCACCCAAACGCACCATGATTGTTTACATCATATTCGTATCGAACTTCATCGGCTTTTTCGTGTGAACCATAGCCCACAATACCAGTACCAAATTCAACATAAGCCCCTTTTTCATTGGTATTTCTTAACTCGTAAGTATTCTCACTTGTTTTTGTAATTTGCCAATATTCTCTTAAATTCAAAGTCCCTGCAAAATAACCAACTCTATTTTCTAGATTGTCATTTGCCTTGTCTCGAATCCATTCAAGGCTTTCAATTATAAATTGTTCGTTAACGATTTTAATAAGTTTTTGGTATTGCTTAATTCTTGCTTGTATGTCTCTTATTGAATTACCATCAAACTTTATATCTAACATAATATATTATTTGTTTTTAGTATTATAAATTGAATTATTTATAAATGGATTCATATTTGCATAATCTTTTTCAACATACCAACCATTTCTTAAATAATCTTCTTTTTGTCGTTCAGGAACGGTCTTAACTGTTGTACCTTTGCGTACTTTTATAGTTTTTTTTCTTTCTTCCATTTTAATCTTCTCCTATCTCTTAATAAAATCAATCTTTGTTTTGTAATTTTGTGGCAATACTGACTTAACAACATAGTTCGCATTCTCACAATACTTGTTATCGCTTTCTGCTAACTTTCTTAACTCATCTTCTGAAATTAAGCCATCGTTCAAATACACCCTATCGCCAACATTTATTACACCTTGATAATAGGCTCTATCTACAAAAGCTCGATATACATCCGTTATCTTCTCGCCATATTGTAAATAGCTTGTCATACCAGAAACTGGTTGATAATTCAAATAGTATTTTTTTGGCTTATCAAAAATCTCAATTTGCCAACCATCACTATTTGTTTCAATACTTTTTCTCTTGGCTATCCATATTT